ATTGTAGTACCGCGTCAGCAGCAACACGTGCGTTCTCTTCAGCAGTGACCGCAGATTGTAGTGCCTGATCAGATGCAAGACGTGCAGACTGTTCTGAGTCTAGTAGAGACTGTAGAACACCTTCAGCAGCAGTTGCACGGGCAACTTCTACATCTAGTCCAGACTGTAGCGATGCGTCACCAGCGGCACGTAGTGCAGCTTCAGCAGCGATGTCTGAGTCTAGTTCGTCCTTCATTGACTGATCTGCAGCAGATCGTGCCGCAATCTCTGAAGTGATCTGAGATTGTAGACTTGATTCAACACCAGTTGCACGAGTTTCTTCTGCGTCGATTGCACTTTGTAGTACACCTTCAGCAGCTAGGGCACGTGTCTCTTCTGCAACGATCGCAGCAGCATTCGCTGTGTGTGATCCTGCGTTAGATGAGATTAGTGTTTGTAGATCAGAGTCTGCGTTCTCAAATGCAGCGACAACTTCTACGATTGTATCTAGTGACTCCGAAGAACCATTTAGAATCGCGTCAACACGTCCACTTACTGTGTCGATGTTAGACTGTAGAGTTGTATCAGCAGCCGTACGGGCTGTTGCTTCATCAGCGACTGCCTGTGCATTAACACCTTCTGCCGCAGTTGCACGAGCAACCTCAGCATCGATTGCAGACTGTAGGTCTGAATCAGCGTCAGCACGAGCACTTGCTTCTGCAGCTTCTGCCGCTAGAGCGCGTGTCTCTTCTGCAGAGATGTCAGATGCAAGTGCCGCTTCCGCAGATGTTGCACGAGAGATCTCGTTAGTCAAGTTAGTTGTCAACACACCTTCCGCAGATGTTGCACGAGAGATTTCTGAAGCAAGGTCAGATTGTAGAGTATCTACATTACCTTCTTCAGTTGTCATACGTACATCAAGTGCAGATTCTGCAGACTGAGCACGTGAAATCTCATTTGCAAGGTCTGTTGTCAGTGTTGCGTCAGCAGCGATACGTGCAGTTTCTTCTGCAGTGATTGCAGATTGTAGATCTGAGTCAGCAGTATCAATCTGAGATTGTAGTGAAGCCTCAGCAGATGTTGCACGAGCGACCTCAGCGTCGATTGCAGATTGTAGATCAGAGTCAGCGTCAACACGATCAGTTACTTCATTTGCCAAGTTAGTTGTCAACACACCTTCTGCAGATGTTGCACGTGCCGTCTCAGCTGAGATCGCACTTGCATTTGAGGCAACCATTGTGGTAACATCACTATCTGCGTCTTGGAATGCAGAGACTAGTTCAGTCAATGAATCCAATGCGGATGGGTCAGTATTTTCCTTAATGAAGTCAATCTGTGTCTGCAAGTCAGAGTCAGCAGCGATACGAGCACTTGTCTCTGCAGATTCTGCAGCCTGTGCACGAGCAACTTCAGCAGCAAGTGATGCTGTTAGATCTGAGTCAGCAGTATCAATCTGAGATTGTAGTGAAGTCTCAGCAGCTGTTGCACGAGCAACTTCAGCAGCAAGATCAGCAGTTAGTACTGCGTCAGCCGCGGTACGTAGTGCAGCCTCATCTGAGTCAGCATTTGCACGAGCAGTTGCTTCGTTTGCGATTGCAGTAGCATTCTGCGAAATTGTTGATGCGTTCGCAGTGATTAGGTTTTGGATATCGCTATCCGCACCTTCAAATGCACTTACAACCTCAACGACGGTGTCTAGTGATTCGACAGAACCGTTTAGAATCGCGTCGATACGAGCATTTGCAGCGTCAATGTTAGACTGTAGTGAAGTGTCTTCTGTTGTACGAGCAGTTGCTTCTGTCGCGACAGATGCGTCAACATATGACTTAGTTGCAGCGTCTTGTGCGGCAGTTGGATCAGCCATGCCAGTAATCTTATTACTCTTCATGTCAACTTCAGCAGTCATCTCAATAGTAGATGAACCTGAAGATGTGCTTACACCAGCAACCTGTGTCTGCAGATTTGAAATCGCAGTCGCATTTGCAGATACGTCAGAAGTTAGTACTGCTTCCGCACCCTGTGCACGTAGTGCCTCATCAGCAATATCTTGAGCAAGTGACGCTTCGACCGTAGTCGCACGTGTTGTCTCTGCAGAGATTGCAGTCGCGTTAACACCCTCAGCGGCTGTTGCGCGTGACGCTTCAGCAGCGATGTCTGCCGCAAGACCTGTTTCTGCAGACGTTGCGCGAGCAACTTCAGCAGCAAGGTCAGACGTTAGTACGCCTTCCGCAGATAGAGCACGAGATGTTTCGTTCGACAAACCAGCACTCAAGTCAGAGTCAGCATTTGCACGGGCAGTTGCTTCATCGATGATTGCTTGTTGACGTGCCGCCACTTCCGCATTGATTGCGTTAGTGTTAGCAGTTACACTTGCACTGTTAGATGTAATCAATGCTTGGATATCACTATCCGCGTTCTCGAATGCCGCAACTACTTCAACGATTGTGTCTAGTGATTCACCAGCACCGTTCAAGATTGCGTCAACACGATCACTTACCACCTGAGTAGTTGCGTCAACATATGCCTTGTTCGCGGCATCTGCTGAATCTACTGGAGCAGCAACATTGATAACACTGTTAGACATCATGTCTAGGTCAGATAGTACCTGTAGATGATCAACAGATGAGTTGAATCCAATAGTACCTGTTCCGTCACCGAAGTATAGACCACCGTTGAATGTCGCTAGACCGTCAACTGTGATAGATCCGTCAGTGAAGTTCGCACCTAGATGATTTGCAAGTTGAGCTTCTGCAGCCGTTGCACGAGCAGTTTCTACCGCGATATCCGCAGCAAGACCCGCTTCTACTGCTTCTGCACGTACTTTCTCAGTTACGACAGCGGCAGCGTTTGCAGCCTCTGCAGTCTGAGCACGTGTAGCTTCTGCGTCAATGTTAGACTGAAGTGTGTTCTCAGCACCAGTTGCACGAGCAGTTTCTGCTGCAATCGATACTTCTAGAGCACTCTTATCAGAAGTTTGTGTACCAGACAATGTATCAATCTGAGACTGTAGACCTGCATCACCCGCTAGGCGAGCAGAAGACTCAGTGTTGATATTAGACTGTAGTACTGCTTCTGCAGCAAGAGCACGTACTTCTTCAGCACCTTCTGCAGTTTGTGCACGTAGCACCTCTGCATCTAGTTCTGAGTGTACTTCGTTGATCGCAGTTGTAACAGTCTGGGCGGTTGTTTCTAGTGTCGATACGGCATTAGTTACTTCAATAGACATGTTGTTAAATGTTCTGTATTGATTGCCCGTTGCGTCACTCAATATTGGAATAGTAACAACCAGTTTAACTGGTTCGTCTACAGTATACTCCCATGTAGAGATTTCAAGAGTATTTTCGTTCTTAACGATTGCCTGAGACACTAAGTTTCCGTTCGGATCGCCTGCCTGAGGTATAACGAAGAAAGAGACACCTATACCAGATGCTCCAATAGACGAATATGTGAACGAGTGTGATCCTGCTGGTAGATCAATGTACGCCTTCGAATCCGAAGACATGTGCATATCAATACCATGACCATAACCTACATTAGATCCGGTCCAACTATGACCATCTTGATTTTTCCAAGCTGGGTCAATGTTATTATCTTGAACAACGCCGTATGTAACTGTAGATGGCCCTGAACTTGATACGCCATCAACAAAAGCACTCAGAGTTGCGATTTCAGAAGTGTTTGTAGTGATCAATGTCTGTAGATCGCCATCCGCACCTTCGAACGCAGCAACAACTTCTTGCAACGTGTCTAGTGTTTCTGGAGATGTACCAACGATCGCATCCAACTGAGACTGTAGACCAGCTTCAACGCCAGTTGCACGAGCAACTTCCGCATCAACTGCAGCTTGTACAGTTGCATCACCTGCAACACGTGCCGCCGCTTCATCTGAGTCACCAGCGATACGTGCCGCTGATTCCACTGAAACGTCACCACTTGCAGAGATGGTTAGATTATCGATCTGAGTTTGTAGACTTGCGTCACCAGCGATACGAGCCGCTTGTTCTGCACTGTCTGCACTTTCTAACAGATCCATTTCTGTTTCAACAACATCTAGACGGTTAGAGTTAGACATTGCTGTCAACGCACCAGAGTTATTGACGTTCTGAACCTGAACTTTCAGTTCTTCAGTCTTGCTTTCTAGGTAGTTAATACCATCGGACAGACTTGCGTTAGGCAAGATCGTTTCGATGATTTCAACAGCACCAGAAGCGACTGTAAGATCTAGATCTATAGTTCCAAGTTGGTTAGTGTCGATACTTGCGAACGCTTCACTGACTTTAATAGGAATTCCTGACAAAGCCGAAGTGTCGTAGATATACAACGAACCAGAATCTGAAGTAGAATCATCATCTCCGTGTGCAGAGACAACTAGCTTACCACCATTTACAGTTAAGTTATAACCGAAATAGTCGTTAGCGTTTCCGTCATATGCATATATTGTCTGAATGTAACTTCCATCGGACAGATCAAAGACATCAACTTTACCGACACTATTGCCCTGTACACCGTCCCAACCATAAGATCCTACGTATAGTCGAGTGTCGTCCATATCAACAGATCTACCGAAGTAGTCATGTTGTTGTGAATCTGGAGACTGTATAGCGTAAACGTGAGTCCCTTCTCCTTCAGCATATCCATCTGCATTCTTAGCCCAAACATAAACAGTACCATGATACTGGGTCAAACCGTCGAAACTATAGTAAGGCCCCTGTGACGCGCCTACAGCGACATAGTTATCGTTGAACGCAACTGAGTTCGAATAGGTACCGAACTGATTGTTGTCTTGATCATCGGACCATGTTGTGCGAGAAGGCATCAAGAAGGTAGGAGCCTGCTGAATGTTTCTGAGATCATATACTGCAATGAAAGGATTGTAGTTGCTGCCTCCATAGTAACGGAAACCCTCAACAGTTACATACAGGTAATCTCCATCGACGTTTACTTGACGACCGAATCTAATATTATCATCACCGTAACTTGTATTTCTGTAGAATGAAGGCATTCCATGCGGATCTAGAATAATAGGTTGACTTGTTAGATCATTAATGTCATACAAATAAACCCTACCCGAATCGGCATCGAAACCACCTGTGTTTTCTTGACCCCATTCACCTACAATGATGTAGTTGTGATCGGAAGAACCAGTTACGGACCAACCAAAGTAGTCATAAGAACTTATTCCAAAGTTATATCTGTTCAACACTACAGGATCTGCGCTAAGATCGTTTAGATCCCAAACATAGACTTGACCTGCGTTAGTGTTATTGCCTGGTTCTGCATATGGATATCCAACGACAACTTTATCTCGGACAATTTTCGCCGTTCTTGGAATACTCATATCTTGGAATAATTGTGCACTTCCTGGCCCATTAACTCCTTCAGGAGATAATACTGTTGGTGCCGATAGTGGATTATTAGCGTCAAATACTAATACGCCTCCATATGGCAAGTCGTCAGTTCTATTACTAATAGCAACAATATACTGATCTTGATAAACCCAACGTGAAACTTGAGTAGGCATGTTTGGAACGTTTAGTCCCGCACCACCATGAATCTGATCATCAAGTGTCGCGATCTGTGTTGTATGCGTTGATACGATTGACGTGTTACCGGTAATCAACGCCTGTAGATCGTCATCAGCACCCTCAAACGCCGCCACAACTTCTTGTAGAGTGTCTAGAGTTTCTGGTGATGTACCAACAATGTTGTCGATCTGCGCTTGTAGTGCCGCATCACCTGCTGTACGATCAGCAACTTCAGTAGCAATATTACCAGAGTTAGTATTGATCGCGGCTTCTGCAGTAGTTACACGAGTATCGATTGCGCCAAGGTCTGTTTGCAGTGTTGCAATGTCAGTTTGGTTTGTTGCGATATCGTCTAGGAACTGTGTGTCAGAACCAGTGATTGACTGTAGAGATGTGTTCAACTCGTTGATTGCACCAACAACATCGGTAGCAGCAGTTTCTAGTGCTGGATTTGAAAGAGGATCTAAATCACTCTTCAACTCGTTGATTGCACCAGATAGAGTCTGACTTGATGTTGATAATGTATCGTTTCCGATTTCACTGTGCAACTCGTTAATTGCACCATATATTGTTTTTGCGGTAGTTCCTACTGTAGTATCTAATTCATTATAATCCGATGAAACCACCTGACCATTTTCTAGAACAGCTGATCCCGTGCGGGTGCTTCTTAGATCATATTCGGTAAGGAGACTGCCATTGGAACCATAAAATCGAATCGCATCAAATGAGTAATTGTTACCAGTTAAATGTTCATCATAGGCTCGGCCGCCAGGAGCTGGTGCTATTGTATTACTTGGTATAATATTGTAGTCAGACCCCCAAGTTCCTGTGTGGTTTATTATCTGTTGGGCACCAGTGTTAGTGTGGAGCGGTACTATCATAGTATTCCAATAACCAGAACTAAACTGAGCTCCACCGGAACCTAAAGTAATTCTCGTAGGAGATTCAATGCGGTACATAACATTTTCACCGTTTAGAATCTCTAAAGCATATACCTGATATCCATTTATATTATTAGCAACAGTATTTGGAATTGTAGCATAACTCTGACTATTAGTAAAATATAATGATGTCGTACTGTACCCACTAGCGCTTACAGTACTAGAACCGCCACCGAAACTTACCATACCATGTTCTGTTTGATAATATTTCGGAACTTTTGTTTGAGAAATAATATCTTTTATTGATTGAATGTCAGAATCATTTCCACTGATTAAAGTTTGCAGGTCATGATCAGCATTCTCATATGCAGATACAAGTTCTTGTAGAGTGTCTAGAGTTTCCGGAGACGTTCCTACAATAGTGTCGATCTGTGACTGTAAACTCGCAATATCGCCGTCGTTTGAGGTGATTTGAGTTTGTAAGTTATTATCTGCGTTTTGGCGAGATAAAGTTTCACCAGAAGTATACTGTTCAAAGTATGCTACGTGTGCCGCGTTTGCACTATCATAGATTGCTCTTTGTTCTGCATTGGCTGCAGCGTAGATCGCAGTCTGTTCCGCTTTATCAGAATCGAAACGTTGATCCTGTGCAAGTAGTTTGAAGTCTACTGTACCTTCAATTGCTTGCAGGTCTGAAAGTAGAGTTCCGTACTCTGTTCCACTCATATTAGCAATCAGAGTTTCTAGCTCTTGATTCTTATTATGAATGTAGTTGATTGCAGAAGTTAAGTTTTCATCTGGAGTAAATGTTTCAGTGACACTCACTACTAGATTTGCAGAAGGCGATAGTTCTGGATTTGAAACCCAAGATCCGTCGTTTGCTTCTTCTAGTATTTGAGGGATTTGCGCACCACTTGTTCTATCGATACGAACTAAACCTGAATCTGATTCTTCTACTGGAGTAGCAGTTAAATCATAAACCACGAGCATAGACCCGCCATCGTCAGTAGTATTTAAGTGGGTATCTCTACTTTCAACCAATAACTTATCATTGGTGATAGACATGTGAGAACAGAAATTCTGAGTCACTTGCCAATCTGGGAATACATACCATGAACGATATGCAGGATAAGAATCGTATTCCAAGAATGCGTAGTTATTATACCAAGATCCGTTAAAGATGTCAGTTCTTCTTAGACCCACTAAACGTGCGCGACCTGCCCATCTTCCCCAAACTCTAACAAAGACTAGATCATCGTTAACCGCAATCTGTCTGTTACTGTTAAAGTTGGAAATAGAAGTCATTCTCCACTCTGAGTTCGGGCCGTCATACATGCCGTCATTGTCTGTCAGTTTTCCGTTAACTTTTACGTAGTTCGTAAAGTCGTTGGCATCGTATACCCAGATATGAGAGTTACTGCCACCACTATAATCATTACCGTATGAGCCACCGTCATATCCACTTCTACCGGAAGAAACAAGCATAGTATCAGAAGCACTTAGATATCTACCGAAGTACTGACTACCCTGTCCTGTATTATCTGAGTTTGTTATACAAGTGACAAACGATAGGTCTGATCTATTCAACACTGTAATCACATTGTTGCTACTTGAAACAAATACATGATTTGTGTTCATTGCAACGCCGTATCCAGCGAAAGAAGAAACATCATGACCTTCTGGTACAACAGTATCATCAGCTTCAATGTAGACTTTATTGCCCGCAGCTAGAGATGCAATATCCCATGCACGAATAGCGTTTCCGTATCTAGCAATAAATCGACCATCTTTATGATCATATGTTAGATCGTGCGAGAAACCATCGTGAGTAACTTCTGCAATAGGTGTTGAAGCAGGTCCGATGTTAGACATATCATAAACGTAGAACTTACCACCAACAGAGTTGTTACTTGCAATGAAGTACTCTCTTGTCAGTACAGTAGTTTCGTTCATGTAAGTTCCAGTCAATCCGTCTGGCATAGGAACTCGAATACCCTTATTCAATGTGTCCGAACTACTATAAGAGAAGTCTACTGAACTATAGAATAAGAATTCGTCATCACCCGCTTTTACAGACCAGAACTGATCTGGTACGGTTTTATCATACGTGATAGTAGTTGCTTCGTTAGGGAAGTCAAGTACACCATCACCATGCCTTGCTGTGATTTCTGCCGCTGTTTGGTTAACCAAATCGACACTTGTTTGGAATGACGATGTTAGGTTGATTACATCATTTTCAACAGAATCTCTAAACGCTGTTGCTAGTGCTAGAGTTGCTGCCTCGTGAGAATCACGACCTGCATTTACAGATGCTTCGAATGCAGTACGATCAGCATTTACCTGATCAACTTGCGCCTGAACAGATGTTTCGAATGCAGTACGGTCCGCGTCTACCGCAACGATTGCAGCTGCGTTAGTTGCAATGTTTGCAGTGTTAGTTGCAACGTCTGCTGCGATTGAAGCGATGTCCGCATCATTTGACTGAATTGCTGCCAAGTTTGCATCTAGATCTGCACGTAATTTCTGACGTTGAGATTCCAAGTAGTTGATCGAGTTACCTAGACCTTGTGCTGGAATGATTGTGTCAGTAATTGTCTGCGTAACAGTTGCCGCTGGCGAGATACCTAGCAATCTACCATATACACCAGATTGTGTTGACACATTAGGTTCGGTTAGATGTACAGGCGATTGATCCATATTTGTTAGATCATAAACATAAACCCCGTCAGTTTGATCACTGGTCCCTACAAATAATCTATTACTTTCTTCATGTAGTCTGTAACCGAAGTCATTGATACCTGATACAGGTGGATGAACAACTAAAGGAGGAAGCGACATGTTGATCGCATCGTAGATTAAAATGATACCGTTTGATCCAGAAACTGCGTTATTATTAAACCCTGAATCCAAAGCAGAAACAATCAATCGAGTGTCTGTAGCTGCTACTGACCAACCAAACTTAAAGTGATCAAGATTACTAAACATTGAAGGTGGGTATAACTTGGTCGCTAGTTCTTCTAGGTTATCTGGGTTGTACAAATAAACAGAACCCGCATTTTGATTAGAACCACTGTTAGCGTCCTCATCTGAATAAGCACCTACTGCGATAATAGTAGAAGATGCGTCAAATCCACCGTGATCCGTACCTTGACCCCAACCAATATGATCAGAACCTTGGTCCAAAGAAGTTAGTAACTTTAGAAGCGTCAACGAACCATCTGAGTTAATCTGCCAAATCCAAAGAGTGTCATTACCTGTAGTTCTTAGAGCATATAACTTGTCGCCCAAAACTCGCATTCTAAACGAATACAAAGAATCAAGATCATATACCCTAGTTCTACCTGTTGATCCAGAGCTTGAAATAGGTTGACTCCATATAGAGTTTGTGCTATATGTTTCTTGTGCGAAAATATAATCTTCAGAAACCGCAAGTGTGTTTATTGTGCGTCCTTCAGCAGTGTAATAGTCTGTTTCCGAAACTATACCTAAAGCCAAATCCGCCCAGTCGTATCTCTTAACGGTGCTATTTGCTCCTGACCATACAGCAAACACACCTTGACTATTAACATCCATATTACTAAGATATTGATTACTTCGGTAAATGTTAGCCAATGGAGTTGAAGGGTTAAGATTATCATATATGTGGATATTGTAGTTATCGGCAACTGCATAGTACTGACGACCCGCATACTCTACGTCATAAGTGATTGTCTCACCAATGTCTGGAGTAATTAGAGGAACGTTGTCTGCACCAATTGTTGTTTGTAGTTGCTGAAGTGCACCACTGTTTGCGTCGATTAGACCCTGTAGAGTGCTATCTGCATTTGAGTATGCAGTTACGATCTCTTGTAGAGTGTCTAGTGTCTCTGGAGACGTACCAACGATTGCGTCTAGTTGTGCTTGTAGTGCCGCGTCACCTGTGACGATTGCACTTGCGTTAGCCTGTTCTGCCAACTGAGCACGAACAACTTCTGCGTCTAGGTTAGACTGTACTGCGTCAACTTCAGCAGTTGTTGCACCACTTGCACTACGTGCCGCGTTGTCTGCAACGATGTCATCGATCTGTGTTTGTAGATCTGCGTCAGCAGATGTACGGTTTGAGATCTCTGTGTTAAGTGCAGTACTTTGAGCAGAGATTAGTGTCGCTTGTGAAGTGATTGAAGATTCACGAGCAGCAGTTTCTGCATCAATCTGTGTCTGCAACGAGTTGTCTGCAGAGATACGCGCTTGTGTTTCAGCAGTATCTGCTGCTGCACGAGCGTTTGCTTCGTCAACGATTGCATTTGCATTGACTGCATCACCAGCGATACGTGCAGTTTCTTCTGCAGAGATTGCCGCAACACGTGCGTCTGTTTCTGCCTGAACGGTTGCAGTTATAGCACTATTATCTGCCATTTCAGCGTGTAGTTCGTTGATCGCACCAACTACTGTTGAAGCAGATGTGTCTAGAGAAGTCACTTCTGACGGGTCGCCTAAGAACATGTCCTCAAAGACCCAAGTTCCGCTGCCATTACCACTCCCCATATAGAATGCAATACTAGCGTCTTGTTCTACATCATTGTAGAAAGTATAGGTCTGCTCGCCTTCTCCACCCAAATAAAAATCAAAGCTTGCATTATCAATGTAGTTTGACGAAGTGGCTGGCCATACTGGGGTTCCTTCTTTCATTATATTAATATTAAATCCACCTTCTCCCGCTATTTGGAAGTTGGTTCCACTAACCTTAAATGAAAGTGTATATGTTGTATTTGCTGAAAGATGGACTGTTTGATATCCAAACCTTGCTTGAGTGCTTGTTAGTTCAAGAATGTTAGGCGAAGGATTGTTTGCGGCATTGTTTGACTCAAATGTGCCATCATCGTCTGCATTAGTAAGCTTGATCCAATCACCAGCGTCCATAGACACTAAGTTTACAGGATCACCGTCACCAACGAATGCGTCTAGTGTTGAGATTGCAGTCGAGTTTGCAGTCATCAACGCCTGTAGATCACCATCAGCACTTTCGAATGCAGCTACGATTTCTTGTAGTGTATCCAAAGTTTCTGGAGATGAACCAACAATCGCATCAATCTGAGATTGGATGCTTGATAGATCAATACCGTCTAGATCTGAGAAGTTTGCCAACTTAACCCACTGACCAGCGTGTGCAAAGTATGCAGCACCCTCTGCGTGGACGTGTGCAAACATGCCGTGATTAGCGGATGCGTCTGGTAGATCTGCCAATGTAGAGAACAATGGGTGTGTTGCACCAGTTGCTTCAACTTGGTTAATCTGATTTTGTAGATCTGCTTCTGCCGCTAGAGCACGTGTTTCTTCTGCAGAGATTGCAGATGCGTTTGCTTGTTCAGCCGCTGTTGCGCGAGCAACTTCTGCGTCTACTGCTGCCTGTACTGTTGCGTCACCCGCAACACGAGCAGTCGCTTCTGCAGTGATTGCCGCTTCACGTGCTGCCGCCTCACCTTCATCTCCAGCGATACGTGCTGCAGTTTCGGTTGAAATTGCACTTGTCTTCGCCGCGTTATTAGATGATACTGTTGCGCTAAGTGAATCGATTGCACTTTGTAGATCTGAGTCCGCATCTTCACGTTGTTGCTTTTCTGCCGCTACAGCGAATGTACGATCAGCGACTTCTTGAGTCAATGACTGGTTTACTGCTGTAATAGTAGAAGAGTTGCCTGTGATTAGACTTGTAAGATCACTGTCTGCGCCTTCGAATGCAGCCACAACTTCTTGAATTGTGTCTAGTGTCTCTGGAGACGTACCTACGATTGCGTCAATCTGTGATTGAATGCTTGATAGGTCACTACCAGTTACAGAGTTCAACTGTGCTTGTAGATCATCGATTGCTGCTTGACGTGTTTGAACTTCATTCAGATCTGCCGCAATACGTGCAGCTTGTTCTGTATCAATTGCAGACTGTAAAGTTGCGTCAGCAGAAATACGTGCCGCAGTTTCATCCGAATCAGCGTTTGCACGTGCTGTTGCTTCTGCAACGATGTCTGCTGCAAGTTGTGCCTCTGCAGATGTCGCACGAGCGATCTCTGCGTCGATTGCCGCACCACGAGATGCTGCTTCTGCAGCGACTGCATCAGCGATGTCTTGAGATACTGCATCACGAGCACGAACTACTGTGAAGAATAGGTTGTTAGAACCTTCTGGGATAACATCTGAACTTTCTACTGCGATTGGAGTTGCAGTAACACCGTCGTATACTTCCCAACGATCTTCTAGTTCGTTCCAACGTAGTTGAACTGCAGGTTCATCACCACGCATGATACGAATACCAGCGTTAAGTGTTGGGACACCTGTAGAAACATTGCTGTTTAGATCGATGATATTATCAGCTACGGTCAACGTCTGTGTGTCTAGTGTCGTAGTCGTGCCTTCAACGGATAGATTCCCTTGAATAGTTACGTTATCTTCGAACACCTTATCGCCAGAGATTGTACCCTGTGCGTTTAGACCGTCAACGTATTCCTTAGTTGCAGCGTCTGAAGGATCTACTGGAGCACCCAAGTTAGAAACTTGATGAGTACCCATGTCAACATCACCACCAAACTTAGTTGGTGCACCGCCGACTGTAGAAATTGTTTCGCCAACAGACATTACAAGATCTGACTTCAACTGGACACTTTCGTCGCCAGCATTCAGATCAATATTACCACCACCCGTTGCGCCGAACGACAGGTTCTGACCTGCGTCTGCGTACATAGTGATTGTACCGCTGTTGTCTTCTAGAATCTTGGTTCCGTTAATGTATAGAGAGCCAGGACCGATGTATAGATCTTTCCATACGCGATCTGGTGAACCAAGTGCGTACTGGTTGTCTGCAGATGGAATTAGATTCCCTGTCCAACCGTCGCTGTCGTTATATGTGAACTGTGATGCCTGTAGTGCGCTTACAGCGGCACCACGTGTTGCAGCTTCAGCAGCAATCGCCGCAGCGTTTACTTGTTCTGCCGCAGTTGCACGAGTTACTTCTGCATCAAGGTTCTGTTGTAGAGTTACGTCTCCCGCAATACGTTGAGTGGTTTCAACGCCGATAGCGGCAGTGTTTGCACTTAACGATGAGGAGTTTGCAGCAAGAAGTGCTTGAATGTCACTATCTGCACCTTCGAAAGCGGAAACGATCTCGACAAGAGTGTCTAGAGTTTCTGGTGAAGCACCTACGATGGAGTCGATTTGAGATTGTAGTGAATCTACTTCTGCTTGAGTGTCAGCGTTAACTCCTAGTGAGTCAATCTGAGTTTGTAGATTTGCAATGTCTGAAATACGTGTAGCGGTTTCAGATGCGATTGCAACTGTGTTACTGTTTACATCTATGAAAATTTGTGAATCTGAGTCGATGATAGAACTGCCTGAACCAGTGAGTGCGCCTTCATCTACTAGAGATGCGACTGCGTCTGCGATGGCTCCGGCAACGATAGTACCATCAGCTCGGATTATAACGACATCATTGACGGTTAATTCACCTGTTACGTCAACGCCGTTCTGAATCCTAAACTTTTTGCTAGTACTCATTGCTTATACCTTTTTTGGCTATGTGAGGAATGGGGGGAGACTGATTCTCCCCCCGAAGTTATGATTTAGAAATTATAATATATTATACGTCAACGTAAGTAGCAGTGACCTTAACGGTTGCACCAGCACTTACAGCTGTGTATGTTAGTTCTACTGAACCATTTGTCATTTGAACGTCGGTGTCGCCTAGTAGACTTGCGCCTGTATAAACGATGCCGTACTCTGTTATATATGCAGATGTTCCGTCATGGATTACCATGCACTCACGAACTTCGTGCTGACCACCTAGATCTACAGTTACGATGAACTTAGCAGAACGGTGAACAGTTGAATCGAACGAAGATACTACAGTTGCAGATGTACCTACAGATACGTCTTCACCCTGAATGAATGCCTTGACTTCGTCAGCTAGTGTTTCAACACCAACAGACTTAGGATCTAGGACACCAACCGAGTTAGTAGACTGAGCGATTACAACCGCCTGTGTGCCAACTGGGATAGCAGAAGTGAATGTGATTGTCTGATTAGGACCATCGATTGTGTAGTGAGTTGTTGGATCCTGAATGACACCACCAACAAACACGAACGAGTTCTGGTTAGTAGTTGCGAAATCTAGTGCAAATACTGTTTGTGAACCGTCACCGTTTAGTGTTTGACGTTGTGCGTCATTGAACTGAAGTTGTGTTGGATCAACAAGTTCGATACCAGTACCGTCAGTACGGACACGAGCAACAAATCCTGCTTTTGCAGTACCTAGAGATGAATCAGTAACGTCTTCCAACTCAACGAATGCCTTACCAGTTGATACTGATAGAACACCTGTTGAACTGTTGTAAGATACGTCGCCTTCACCGTCTACGTCTGTGACAGAGATTGAAGCACGAGCACGTGCTGGAGTAAAGTATTCGTTACTACCTTCAGTTAGATTATCTGTTGAGAATACAGAGATGTGTTGTGCAGCAAGACCTGCGTCCAACTGACCCTTGTTAACTGCGTCTGTAGCATCGGTACCGTTAGCAACTGCAACGACCTTGTTGTTGCCCATGTTAAGGACACCAGTCATTGTGTCGCCAGCCTTAGATACCTTAGTGTCTACTGCAGCTTGTAGGATTACGTCAGCAGCTGCGAACTCACCACGAATTGCAGTGTCTTCTGCGATACGAGTTGAAGTTTCAGTTGCAATCGCCGCAGCGTTAGCCGCGATGTCAGTTTGGTTCTGTGATACTAGACCTGTTAGAGTACCGTCTGCAGATTGGAAAGCAGCAACGATTTCTGTTAGTGAGTCTAGTGCAGCAGAGTCAGTGTTTGACTTGATGAAGTCAACCTGTGACTGTAGATCTGCTTCTGCAGTTTGCGCACGAGTTGATTCAGCAGCGATTGCCGCAGCGTTAGTTGCGATGTCGCCTGCGTTAGCAACTTCAGCAGCAGTTGCACGGGCAACTTCTGCCGCTAGAGATGCAGTTAGATCTGAATCACCAGCGATACGAGCAGCTTCTTCTGCATCAATCTGTGCCTGTAGTGAAGACTCAGCAGATAGTCGACCTGTATCGACTGCCTTGATTGCCGCGTCCAACTTCTGGTCTGCATCTGCAAGAGATGTAGATAGATTGATGTAGTTAGTGCCGGATGGAGTTGCGTAAGTGCCGTCAGCGTTAACGCCAGCAGCTGTTTGTGTTGCAGTCATTTCGCCTTCAACAACCGTTAGACGTGAGTCTAGAGCGTTGTCAGCAACTTGACGTGCATTTGTTTCTGTAGCGATCTTACCGTCTAGGACGTTATCTGCGTTCTCACGTAGAGTAGCTTCGTTTGCAACGATGCCGTCTGCGTAAGTCTTAGCATTTGCTTCTGCAGTGTCTGCCTTAGTAGTAGCGTCTGTCGCCGCCTCTGACTTGACTACAGCGTCTGCCGCGATGTACGCGTTAGTTACTACGACATCTGCCGCAGCGAACTCAGAACGGATTGCAGAGTCTTCTAGAGTACGTGTTGAGATCTCAGCAGCAAGTGCGTCTGAGTCTGCATCAGCACGTGCAACAGCAGCTGCAAGACCAGCAGTGTTAACGTCTGTTTCAGCGTGTACTTCGTTGATCGCACCAGTTAGAGTCTGCGCAGTTGTGTCTAGAGTTTCGTCAGAAGAACCAATCTTCGCTTCTAGAGCGTCGATGTCTGCTTCGTTAACTGTTAGACGACCACCTTGTAGAGTCTGTTCTGTTTCTAGAGCAGTTGCACGACCTTCTAGTGATGTTGCACGACCTTCTAGGTCAGATGCACGTACTTCAAGAGCATCGATATCGCCTTCGTTGACAGTCAAACGACCAGAGTTTGCAGAAATAACATTCTGTAGATCTGAGTCTGCGTCTTCGAATGCAGCAACGATTTCTTGTAGTGTGTCTAGAGTTTCTGGTGATGTACCAACGATGTGGTCAACACGTGTAGTTACGGCATCAACATCTGTACGTAGACCACCCTCAACGCCAAGAGCGCGAGTAGTTTCGTCAGCGATTGCCTGTGCATTAGCCGCTTCTGCCGCTTGTGCACGTGTAACTTCAACCGTTAGGTCAGCTGCGTTCTGTGCGATTGCAGCAGTGTTTGTGTTAACGTCTGTGCGTAGACCACCTTCGATACCAGTAGCACGAGCAACTTCTGCTGCAAGTGATGCTGTTAGGTCTGAATCAGCGTTCGCACGAGTTGTTGCTTCTGCATCAATGTTGTTCTGTAGTGCAGTGTCTGCGTTAGTACGAGCAGTTACTTCTGAGTCGATGTTAGACTGTAGAGTCGCATCGCCAGCAGCACGTGCAACTTCTTCTGCACGTAGATCTGTTTCGTTCTGTGCAGCTAGTGCCTCAACCGCATCCATCTCACCTTCTAGCGCAGTAGTGCGTAGAGAAAGTGCGTCGTCTGCCGCTGAACGAGTTGCTGCTTCTGCAGTAACCTGTGCAGTAGTGAAGTCATTCGCTTCTTGCTTAGCAGTTAGGATACGTGCAGTAACAGTGTTACCGACAGTTCCGTCTACTGTTGCGTCACCGATTAGGGCAGCATCTTGTGCATCAGCGTGTGCGATTGCAGCCGCTTGATGTAGATCTGCTTCTTGGTCAGTGTATGCTTTTGCAGCGAATAGTACGTCTGAGTCAGCATTGACATAATCTAGAGTGATGTTGTCAATCTGAGTCTGTAAACCTGCGTCTGCAGTACCACGAGTTGCCGCTTCTGCGTTAATCGCGTTTTGTAGTGCAGTATCAGCAGAAGCGCGTACAGATGCCTCTGTTGAAATAGCAGTAGTGTTAGATGATACTAGTGCAGAGATGTCTGAATCCGCATCTTCAAATGCAGCAACGATCTCTTCTAGTGTATCTAGAGTTTCTGGTGAAGCACCAAGGATTGTTGTAACTTGTGACTGAACCGCGTCAACGTCAGTACGTAGACCTGCTTCAACACCAGTTGCACGAGTAACTTCTGCCGCTAGGTCAGATGTTAGTACGCCTTCTGCTGCAGTAGCACGTGCGATTTCAGCGTCAAGACCTGCTTGTAGGTCAGAGTCGCCTGCAATACGTGCAGCTTCTTCTGCCGCAACACCTGAGTCAGCGTGTGACTTAGATGCAGCTTCTGCAGATGCGATACGAGCAGTTACTGTGTTTCCTGTAGTACCATCTACAGTTGCATCGCCGATCAATAGATCGTCGTGTGCTTTTGCAGATACTAGAGTTGCAGCGTCACCAGAGTTAATCAATGCAGTCATGTCAGTGCGGACTTGAGTGTCAGCAGTTGCACGTGCAGAGATCTCATCTTGGATAGACTGTGCGTTTGCAGCTTCTGCCGCTGTTGCACGATCTTCTTCGTCTTGAATTGCTTGAGCATTAACCGCTTCAGCAGCAGTTGCACGAACGATCTCAGCAGCAAGGCCAGATTGTAGAGTATCTACATTGCCTTCTTCTGTAGTTAGTCGAGCGTCCAATGCGTTGTCAGCAGCGATACGAGCAGATTCTTCTGTATTAAGTGCAGTTTGAAGTGCAGTGTCGCCTGAAGTACGAGCAGTAACTTCTGCAGTGATCTGACTTTGTAGATCAGCTTCTGCAGTAGTTGCACGTGTAACTTCATTTGTGATTGCTGTTGAGTTTGCGATTGTTGATGCAGTTAGAACGCTGTCTGCGTTTTGGAACGCAGTAACGATTTCTGCAAGTGAATCTAGAGCAGCTGGATCAGTATTGCTAACAATGTTGTCAATACGAGTGGTTAGAGCTGAGTCTGCAGTTTGGTATGCAAGTTCAATTGCATCTTCACGCGCAGTAGCACGTGTAACTTCTGCAGCTAGATCCGCAGTTAGAGTCGCATCAGCAGCGATACGTGCCGCTTCTTCTGCGTCGATGTTTTGTTGTAGTAGAGTTTCAGCAGCTGATGCGCGTGAAGATTCAGTTGCTACCGCGTCTGCGATATCTTGTGCGACTGCTTCTTTAGCACGTGCGTCAGTGAAGTACTTAGATGAATTTGTTTCAGTGCCTTCAGCGATGTCGTCCGTAGAGAACGATGCGATGAAGTCATCTGCGCCAATTTTCTTAAGTGAGTCTGAACCTACATCGTACAATAGGGTAAAACAATCTGCAGGGTTAACCATTCCCTGTAGTTCGGCTTGCCCCTGTACCGCGCTCTCATCAAGTTTTGTATTGATGACGGCCTTATCGGCCAGAGCAGGTGATTTAATTTGCCTAAATGCCATTAGGTAATCTCCTAGGTTAGTGGTTTGAAATTAAACGTTTAATAATATACTAACGAAATTTAATGTAGATGTCCGTTCCTTGCGGAGGGATCTCAAAAAATTGTATAGTATTCTCAATTGTTTCATAGATTTCTTCAGGATGCTGAAGAACATCGTTAACCCAGACATCAATTAAATCATCACGAGTTGGGGTACCATTCAAAGTAAATACTGCGGTGTCGCCTGGGGCAATGATAGACTGTGCTTCAGGAATGACAGTGCGCTCATTGGTTGATGAGGAGGTACCTTCGATAAGGTCGAATAACTGAGTTTCTTGGCCGGGTGTTGCGGTAACTTGTTCTTGTTTTTGTTTGGCCAAGTTAAAGAGACTTTCGGCAAGTACCCTATTGAAGGATTTATTATTGATCATATCTTTGGAATACTACGTCTGATTAATATACTGTTTTTATTTATATTAAAAACGAGTTCAAAGAGTATTTTTTATTTTTACGACTGTCTAAACTGAAGTAACTCTTGCAATAGTTCGATAACTTCCTGCAGATCACTGTCTAGAGAATCTATTCTCGCGTTTAGTGCATCTACTTCTGTTTGACTTGTCACTGGTTGCCCGTTCAAGGTATAATTACCAAGAAGTTGAACTCCCGCGTCGTCCATGATAAGTTTGTCGTCATTTTGATACTGTATCTTGAACTGACTATCGTTAAACCCTAAGTGTTTAATAATAGTATCAGTACCATTATGATAAAAACGAGTTTCCTCGTTAGTGCCTACGATAAAGGCGAAATGATCATCTATGATGAGGTCGTTTCCAAAAGAAACGCCAGTTGAATTGTAGGCAGCTACTTGAACGACTTGTTCTTCACCTACAATATGTGTTAGGGAGATCGTGCTCCCGTCATTCGCAACGTAGTCTATTCCTTGATGGAGTAAGACACCGTTGAGATATACTTGAATTCTTGATGGGCTGTTAGGGTCTGGATCATACTGTAGTATGTTGCCCGCATCGTCTGCGCCCGAAATAACTTCTAACGTCCCATCGGATGTAAAGATGTATGCGTTGAATGTAGTTGTCGCAGCAAGACTGTCGTCGCCCACAGCGCCAATTTCTACAATCGTTTGAATACCACCGTCATACTCTCGTTTAATATAGAGTTTGCCGTCCTGAGTATTTATACCGATCTCGCCTAGTTTTAACTCTTCAATGCTAGGAATATCACCAAGACCATCAAAGGTCTTAATATTCGCACCAATATTTTGTACGACATTACTGATAGGTCTACCAACAGTGACGCGCTTGACTTTGGTGCCAGAACCAAAGCCACTGATTGACGATACGTTTGTTATTCCACCTACTCTTCTTATAGGCATATCGTCACCTCGTTACAGAAGGGTTGACTTTTATCTTGCCTTCTAGTACTCTTTCTATTATAGTGTGTCCTTCTTCATCTACAAAACTGATCTCAACATCGTAGACATATCTGCCACGCGTTGATAGTTGATCAGTTTGTAAATTGGTCAAAGAGATTGTAACAATACCCTCTAAAGAAGGATCTGGAATCACGGCAGTGAAGTCAATTGACTCCGTGCTTCTATATGTCTTTTTCATTTTGGCGGCCGCGGAATACCCAGTAAGATCTTTTTTAGACCCATCTGGGTTCACTAACTCTAACTGTAGAGCTAGGTCTGCACCTTGATCAATTGTAAAATCTTCGTAAGTCGCCATTCTGCCTATTCCTAAAACTTAAACCGCAGAAATATCGTCAAGTACCATCTCACGAAATTCTTCGGATGTTTCTGACCAATCAAAAACATAAGAAACAGTAACACGCCAGTCATCCGTAGAAGCAGCATGATACATTAACTTTTCCGGTTCGTCATAGTGACCGAAGTATGCTGCCTTACAAGTCCATACGCCTGGCTTGTCCTGACAACGAATGACTTCTTTAGTTTCTGGATGAATGTAATCAAAATAACCAGAACCATCTTCTGAGTAAGAGAAGATTAGATTAAAACCTGGCGCATTTGCGTTGTTGTGCCATGAGATGAATCCGCCTGGCGGATAGACTGCTGCAAGTGCGTTGTGCTTAACCGACAAGAAATTCATCATCTTGTCGTTCAGATCACGTAGGTGATGTGTCATGTCACGCTTAAAGATAGGGTCTGCATCTTTTTCAAACATCTTGTGCGCACGATCGGATAGTTTGAAATTATATCCAACCATCTCTTCAGGGAATCCGTCATGACCCTTTCCCATCGCAACGATGTCATTCATATAACCTTCGCCAACGTAGTATGAACGCTGACGAATATGTTCTGCTGCAGTCAAGTGACAGTTCTTTTCAAAACCCTGCATAGTATGCAATTTGGCATACTGGTCTAAAACCTCTAACAACTCTGGGTTGTTTACATCTACATGCTTTAGATATTGATCGTTTACCTGTGTCATACGATTGGAGTATCCTTGTTTAACCCAGCCGAGAAGTGTCTTAAAATTACCGGTCCCGTCTCAGGTCTCGTTCGTGCCCAATTGAGGGCATTGTAATAATTCCACCTCAAGTCGTCATCAAAGATACCAACCTTGAGGTCCTTATACTTTTCTTCTTTCTCGGTCAACCACCAGAGTGAAAACTGATCCCAAGACTTGAGACTGTCTGCATACCCTTCTGGCCACCAAGAATCATTCATCTGTCTGAATGTCAAGTCCCACCAATCGTCCATGAACTCACGCACAATCGGTTTGCTCATATCATATAAACAGACACCACCACATAATGTAAACTTCGCCATACCTTCTGGTGTAGAGAAGTCGCGTTCTGCGTAGATGTAATCTCTATCATCTGTTAACGCAGAAAACACCACATCGTGGTCTTTCATTTCATCCCAAACTTTCACAATGTCTTCGTGCTCACATTCCATGTCAGCGTCAATGTACATTGTCAAGTCGTATGGAGACTTAGCCATTCCCCACAACTTGGCGCGGTAGTGATCATCACAAAAGATGATATCATCCGCGACTTCTCGACCACGATCGTCAATAAAACGTTCTTCGGTCACCAAACAAATCTTGCAATCTTCATAGTAGTCTCTAATGGACTCTGCGAGATTTAGTGCGTACAAATAAAAGTTGCGTTTCTTGGACGCAACTAATAAAAATCCTTTACTCTTCTCCACTGTCTTCGGCCTCTAGTTGTTCTTGCAGAATCATGATTGAGTACATATCTACTTCAATCTTTGACTTCGCCCGACGCAGTTTTGCCTTTAACTTGCGGTTCTTCGAGTTTTTAATCTCCTCAACCTCAAACGCTTCTAGTTTGTAGTTGAACAGTTTTTCTAACTTACGTGCCTTTTGATGTTCTTCTTCACGTATCTTATCTTCTTCTGCCTCTGCCTTCTTACGAACGACACGGGCTTCTGTTTCTTCATCAATACGTTGTTCGCCTAATGCTTCAACAACTTCATTAAACAGTTCGTTCTCACTACCGTCCTTATCATGACGGGATAAAAACATTTGTTGACGTGTAACACGACCAACATCATCTTCAAGTTCTAGGATACAGTTCAGTTCTTTCTTTTCGTCCGTTTCCCAGAACGCATTGTCCATCCAACGCTTATAACTCATTAAGTATCTCCAAAGAGTTCAATTCAATTCACTTGTATATATCAAGGAAATAAAGCGGGTCAAAATGACCCGCATTTCCTATATTATAACACAGTACGGTTGATTATGCAACACGTACATATAATGTATATGTTTCAGTTACCTCTGTAAGTGTATCTGAAATCGTCGCACCTACATAGTTACCCAAGAACGATCTTGCATAGTTGCCTACGTAATCACGCGAGTAGTTACCACCAAATGTGCGTGAGTAGTTACCTGTGAAATCACCGACATATGCAGAGTCACGATTACGTGAGTATGCACCAGAGTAAGCTGAGTTACGTACACGTGCATATGCAGAGACGCGGACACGTGCATAGTTACCTACGAAGTCACGTGAGTATGTTCCTGTATATTCACCAGTAAATGTACGAGAGTAGTTGCCCACATAGTTGCCACCGAAGTCACGAGTATATGCGCCAGTGTATTCACCAGCAAATCCGCGAGAGTAGTTACCTACGTACTCACCAGCAAATCCGCGAGCATAATTACCTGCGTATTGGCCGGAGAAGTCGCGTGAGTATGTACCAGTGTAGTTACCCGCAAATCCACGAGCATAATTACCGACGAAGTCACCTACGAAGTCACTTGCATAAGCACCAGTGTATTCACCAGCAAATGTTCGTGCGTAGTTACCGGCAAAGTCTCCAGCAAAGTCGCGTGAATAATTACCAGCAAATGCTCTTGCATAATTTCCAGTAAATGTGGTATTATATGTTCCTGCGTAATTACCAACAAATCCACTTGAGTATGCACCTGTGTAGTTACCCGCAAATCCGCGTGAATAAGTACCAGAGTATGCACCAGTGTAATTACCAGTGAATGTAGTGTTGTAAGTACCAGCGTACTCACCAACAAATCCACGAGTATAGTTTCCAGCAAAGTTTCCACCGAAGTCACGGGCGTAGTTGCCTACGTAGTTACCAGCGAAGTCTCCAACGAAATCACCGATGAAGTTGCCAGCGAAGTTGCGTGAGTAGTTGCCAGTAAATGTACGAGCATAGTTACCTGCAAAGTCTCCAGCGAAGTCGCGAGTATAGTTGCCGGTAAATGTCGTTGCGTAATTACCTACGAAGTTGCCTGCATAGTTAGTTACGCGATCACGTGCATATGTTGAAGCACGGTTGCGAATGTATGCAGAAACACGAGTAGTTACATAAGCTGAATAACGTGTACGAGTAGAAGTACGCGTGTACTCACCCGTAAAGTTACCTGCATATTCACCCGCGAAACCACGTGTATAGTTACCTACAAAGTCACCGGCATAGTTGCGAGCATAGTTGCCAACAAAGTTACCAGCAAAGTTTGTTACTCTATCGCGAGTGTACGCAGAACCTCTTGTACGCGTTGATGTGCGAGCGTATGCAGATCCACGATTACGAGTAGAGTTACGAGTAGAAACGCGTGTGAAGTCGCCTATGTAGTCTGTGATGCGTGTTCTTGCGTATGCACTGTAACGTGTACGAGTGGACGTGATTGTAGAAACGCGTGTGAAGTTTCCTACGTAGTTTGTTACACGATCGCGAACATAAGCGGATACACGAGTACGCGTATAGTTTGTCGCACGAGTACGAGCATATGCACTGTATCGTGTGCGTGTAGACGTACGAGTAGATGTACGAGTAAAGTCACCTACGTAGTTTGTGATACGAGTTCGGCTGTATGCACTGTATCGCGTACGTGTAGAAGTACGAGTAGATGTACGTGCATAGTTTCCTACATAATCACCCGCATAGTATCCAGTACGCGTATAGTTACCAGTCGCAGTAAATGTCTGAACACGATTACGAGTGTACGCCGTCGCATAGTTACCAGTGTAGTATAATGTGCGAGTGTAGTAACCTGTCGCTACACGAGTACGTGTTGATGTTCGTGCATAGTTGCCTTCATACGAGAACGGACGACTACGAGAATAGTTTCCAACAAAGTCACCTGCATAGTTGGTAACACGTGTACGAGAATAATCTCCGGCATATGAGAATGCACGGTTGCGTTGATAGTTTAATGTTGAAGCGCGATTACGTGTGGATGTACGAGTAGAAGTAACATTACGAGTGTAGTTTCCGGTAAAATCACCAGTGTATGTCGCAGTTCCAGCGTAGTTTCCTACGAAGTCGCCAGTGTAGTTACCACCAATATAGTTGCCGGTAAAATTACCTGTGTAGTCCGTTGATCCATTGTAAGTAACTCCATAATAAGTTTGATAATTAGGCGCCCGGCCCATCCCTCCCTGTTGAGTGCCTCGTGTATATGAAACACCACCAAGAGTTACCGATGTAGCTGTGGCTGAGGTCGAACCTTTATAGACATCATTTATCCAAATTTCCGAAGTTCCAACCCCTCCCTCGTATATTACCTTCCAAGCTGTCCACGGGGCGGTGGGATTAACAAATGTTGGTTGTGAATATGCGTTAGTTATGGTACCACCAGACCCAGTAGAAACACGAGTTGAGTCACGAGTGAAGTCGACCGTTGATACACGTGTTGAGGTACGAGTTGATGAGACGTTACGTGTAAATCCAGCAGTACTGTTTCTAGTATAGTCTGCAGTTCCAGCAAAATTACCTGTGTAGTCACCAGTATATGTTACGCCACGAGTGTAGTCACCAAGATAGCTGCCAGTACGAGTACGACCGTAGTTTCCTACGAAGTTGCCTTCATAGTTAGTAACACGTGTTCGTGCATAGTCGCCCACATATGAACCAGTACGAGTACGAGCATAGTTTCCTACGAAATCTCCTGCGTAATAAAGTTCACGAGTGTAGGCTGGAGTACGAGCATAGTCTGCAACATAGTTACGAGCATAGTTGCCTGTAAAGTCGCCAACATAGTACAATGTTCGTGTGTAGTTCAGTGTACGAGTAGATGTACGCGTTGAGGTGCGAGTATACTCACCGACGAAGTCGCCAGCATAGTTACCAGCATAACCACGAGCATAGTTGCCTACGAAGTCACCAGTAAATGTGGTCGCATAATTACCTACGTAGTCGCCAGCAAAGTTGCCAGCGTATGCACGAGCGTAGTTACCTACGAAATCTCCTACAAAGTCTCCAACGAAGTTTCGAGCATAATTACCTGCGAAGTTACCTGCAAATGTTGTAGTATAGTTTCCTGTGTAGTTGCCAGCATAATCCCCAGCAAAACCACGAGCATAGTTACCAACAAAGTCGCCAGTAAATGTCGTTGCGTAGTTTCCGGTATAGTTACCCGCGAAGTCGCCTACGAATGTACGACTGTAGTTACCTACATAATCTCCAACGAAGTTGCGAGCATAGTTGCCGATAAAGTTACCAGCGAAGTTAGTTACGCGATCGCGAGTGTATGCTGATGTGCGAGTACGTGTTGATGTACGGGCATAAGCAGAGTAACGAGTACGTGCCGATGTGCGAGTAGAAACCCTTGCGTAGTTTCCTACGAAGTTACCTGCAAAACCACGAGAGTAGTTTCCGGTAAAGTTACGTGAATAGTTGCCTTCAAAGTTACGCGAATAGTTTCCAATGAAGTTTCCAGCATAGTTTGTAACACGATCACGTGTATATGTGGAAACACGGCCGCGAGTAAACGCACCTGTAAAGTTAGTCACACGATTGCGTGTGTAAGTAGAAACACGAGCACGAGCGTAGGCATTTGCAAAGTTAGTCACACGGTCGCGAGTATAGTTAGTGATGCGGGTTCGTGTGTAATCTGCAGAGTATGCGGAAGTACGTGTGCGTGTTGATGTTCTTGTGTAAGCAGAGTTACGGGTACGCGAATAAGTTCCTGCATAGGCTGATACACGGTTTCGTGAATATGTACCAGAGTATGTGCCAGTGTATGAAGATACACGAGTACGAGAGTAAACGCCTGAATAGGCAGAGTTACGAGTACGTGAGTAAGTTCCTGCATAAGCAGAAACACGGCCACGAGTGTATGCAGAAGAACGAGAACGAGTGAATGTACCCGTAAAGTTCTGTACGCGATTGCGTGTATAAACTGAAACACGTGCGCGTGAGTAAGTTCCCGCAAAGTAACCAGTAAATGCAGTTAGACGATTGCGAGTATATGTTGAGACACGATTACGAGCATATGCGCCAGAGTACGCAGAAGTGCGTGTGCGCGAATATGTTCCAACGTATGTTGAGACACGGGTTCTTGCATAAGTGTCCGAATACGCGGATGTACGAGTGCGTGAGTAGGTTCCTGTATAAGAGGAGACGCGTGTACGAGTGTAATCAGCCGAGTAAGTAGAAACACGGTTGCGAATATAAGTCCCTTCATATGAAGATGGACGTGTGCGTGTGTACTCGCCGACGAAATCGCGGGAATAGTTTCCAACGAAATCTCTATTGTATGTACCTACATAGTCTCCAACAAAAGTGCGAGAGAAAGTGTTTACACTATTGCGTGTGTATGTTGAAACTCGATCGCGTGTGTATGCGGAGATACGTGTACGTGCATATGAAGAAGCACGTGTGCGAGAGTATGAACTATTAACAATAGTACGACGCGTGTTCGTTGCGTCACCAACAGATACCCATGTACCAGGCAGTGTTGGTACACCTTGTGCAGCCGAACGAAGTTGATAAGAACCAATCGCACCAGAAGTGCCACGGAGTGTCTTAATACGTTGACCAAGTGTGTACTTGATCTGTGCATCCGACATTTCTTTGAAACCATCAAAGTTAGATGATCCATCGTAACAAATAGCAACTGGGCGCACTGCGTTAACCACAGGCATCGTCACACGTTGATAAATGTTGTAATTAGTTACTGTTCCATCACCATGCGTGTCTGAGAAAACATTCTCAATAAAAACGGCATAGTCTGCGCCAGGTGATGTACTGGAAAGTTTGAATGTACCGACATAGTCATTCTGGACCATGTTACTGAGTACACGACTTGCAAGATTATCCAAATCTCCGTCTACCATTTCGTAGAAGCCTGGATTTGGGCCAGATTCATAATAACCCACAGGACGAACAAAGTCTGCACCAGTTTCATCTGCAGCACCACCCACCTGTCGTAGGGGTGTGGTTACTGTAGTAGAGGTAATGTTAGATATAGGGTGAGTACCCGCTGATTCATTAAAATACGCGTCCGTAAATGAACCAATATTAACATCACCAGTTAAACTGATATCTCCGACTTCACCAGCAGATGCCTCTGCCAATGCTTGTCCCACCGCATAAGAAAGATATAATTCTTCTGACGGTGTAAATTCCTGTAGGTCACCATTAGTATTTTTAATTTTTAGTGGGATACTAGATGCTGACACAATAATTGCTCTCTTGTAAAGTTGAAATTAACGGTTAATAACGTACTTTATTTATAATAAAAAAAATGTGCGGAAACCGAAGTCTTCGCACATTTTACAAATTTATTTATGACAATTATTTATGATGGGGTATCAGGCCAAGGGACATCGTCCAGACTTTCAATTCCTTCTAGAACGTCTGTGATGTTACGTAATTCTTGTCGATAAATTGCCCATGTATCTATTTGATCAGAATCTAGTGGCGAATCCGACACAGTCTGCGTCCAATCAGATGCCATTAATTTTTCGTTTCTTAGTTTTCGCACTTTATCAAAGAATCTATCAGTGTCAAAAGACCATGATGCATTTTCCCAGACATGATACGGAGAAGGAAAGGGGGTTCTGGACTGCCATGAAGATCCGTCCCAATAATAATTTTGAGTGGCTTCATGAGCACTAGCGACATTTAAAGATTCGTCCCAAGACTGAATAGTTATTCCGTTAGAGTCAACCGTCCCATCCACATAATTGTCATCAGAAGAATAAACTTCTATAAGACTAACAATCTGTCCGTGTTGATTGACAAAACATTTTGTATTTGATTTTAACATTTAATTTCCTTCCAAAACTGTTAGGTAGTCATGAGCTAAGGCAGTGCCACCATAGTAATCAATCGTGTTGCCATTCGGATCGTTATTTACTTCTCTTAAATGGAACCCTGTACTTATAGACCAAGTTGAACCCGAACCATCATCCGGTAGAATATTCCAAACCATTGCCATCGTAAATTTACCGCCATCATCGTCAAAGGGATCACTAGGGCTGCTAGGATTTCTAGGATCGGGTCTTGCACCAGAAGGATTTTGATTTAAACCGCCGCCAAATTCACCATAAAATTCTGTATTAGATATAAGGCAGAAAGGTGGGTCATCATTAGCATAATCGGAACCGCCCGCTATAGTTGTACCCTCTTGTATGTACGAACGATCAAAATTTAAAGTGCTTACATTATAAGAATTGACAGTTCCTGCTTGTTGCACTTGTAACAATGGGTACCTACTACTAAATGTGAGGTTTGTATCTGCGGTACCATTTCCATCATATACTTCAAGACCATAGTCTGACGTTTCTGGTGGTGTCACATCTGAGGGTTTTGCAGCGATTAAAAACTCCCACTTACCTGTCATATTGCCATTGACTTTGGATGCCGCATAAATTCTAACTCTTCTAGGTATGTTTGTTTGGGGTGCAATTGGTTCTGCACTAATAGCTAACAAAGTGTCCTGAATTTGTTGTGTTGAACCAACCCCAAGTACGGGTCTTGCAAACACTAAAACTTTTGTGTTGTCGTATCCAATAGGAATATCAAAATCTCCCGTCCAATAAGGACTTGGACTATTAGGACCATCCCAACCATATAGAAAAAAACCGTCAGAAGTCGTGACGTGTTGACCACCCATAAAAGGGTGATTATTAGTTGGAGTAAACTGAGAAAATTTGACCAAAGTAGCAGATTGGGTACTGAACTGAACCACTCCCGAACTATTAAATGTTTCTAAACCGTATCCCATTTCAATTACCTATGATATACTGCATAAGAAATATAATCGAAAGAATTTGCACCCGCAAACCATTCGATACGCAAATTTGTTTGAGTTGACATAGACAACTTAACAACTTCTCCTGCAAGTCCATTTTCTGATCCACCAGTTCGTATGGCATAAGATGTTCCCGATCCACTGATAGCAGGAACGGTCACGTTAACCACAGTGGTTCCTGCATATGTAGCCGAACCACTTGCAACCAAAACCAAAGTAGAAGTGTCTACACCTAACCTAGTTTGACCAGACTCATTAAAAATCTCTACGCCGTAACTCATAACGTCAATTTACCAAGTTTAACTCTAGTTGTGTCGTTCGCGTCCTTAATCGTAATCAAGTTTCCTTTGATGTTCATAGACCCGTCGGCGTCAGACGTGGTAACATCTATTTCACCCGTCACTTTTGCATCTGAAAGTTCTACACCTTCAGAAGTAACACTGAACGGAGCAACTCCAGCAGAAGCAGAATCCGCACCTGTAGGTAGAATCTTGAATGTGTCAGCAGTAATTTCAAAGTCCGCTGAAGTACCATTGTTACCGAACTTGATACCCGCAACCTTTGGATTGCTCTCAGTCCCTGCAACAAGATCAATACCCCACGTTGCTGTGGTATTACCTGCCGAGTCAATCAACGCAGTAAGCGTTTCCGTTGCTTGTGAGATATCACTATCAATTTTAGCAACTAAGTCGGTCTGCATTTGGTTGGTAACTGAAGTGATTCGACCATCGACTGTGGTGATCTGACTTTCTAAAGCACTCGTTGCTTCAGCAACCGCTGTCGTTACGTTACCATTCTCATCTGTCACGAAGACATTGTTATTAAGAGTTGTTATGTCCGATGCCAGTGCAGTGACTCTATTTTCAGAAGAATCAAACTCTGTACGAGAAACTAATTCTGATTGCGCATCGGATAAAGCATCAACTCTTGTGTTTAGATCTGAATCAACAACGGCTAGTCCAGTCTGTAAGGTTACAATCTTTGCCGCTTCAATTACTAGTTTGTCGCTATCCGCATTCATGCGAATCGTTAACGTATCTCCTGCCCCTGCCATAGCAGAGTCGATCATCTCTGGAGTAATGTTGATACCGTCCTGAATGAACTGATCTAAGGTAAGTCCTAGAGAGTCGACCGATTCTAGAACTACACTCAGACCATCTGAGTTCACATCAATCCTAGAAGTCAATGCAGAGATTGCAGTGGTGTTAATATCAATTCTTTCATTGGTATCGGAATTGATTAGTAATAGGTCATTTTCAACGCTGTCGATAATACCAGCAAAAGAAACGAGTTGATCGCTGTTCGCCTCGATACGCGAGATGATTGAAGTATTAGCACTGGCAATAGCTGACGCGAGAAGGTCGGAGTCTATTCCACCGAGAACCATACTATCTAAAGAAGCTTGTGTCTGAATGAGCGCTTGAGATAAAACAAGAATCCCAGAGTCGGTATTATCGATACGAGACTCTAATGCAAAGATAGCAGAAGCGTTTGCTTGAATATCAGAATCATTTACGTTTGTATTGATCGTAAACTGCTGAAGGTAATCTTCGTTGATTACTGTTAGGAAATAATTCGAATCTAGGAACGTCTCCATGAAGTTGTTGAAGACCGAAGAATCCAAATAATTATTAATGATGTTATTTGTCTCTCCAGTGTCAACACCGCCAGATAAAGGGATATCTCCCGTCACAATACCATCGAAGTTCTGATTTATTTTCAAAACAGCTGCGTTAATATTGTCCGCAAGATTAACTACTTGTATGTTACTCATTTGCATCACCTGCTAATTTTAAGAGCAAGTCTTTTATTTGACTCATGTCTTCTTTTAATCCTTTGACATCTTTCGTAAGAGATTCTATTTGATTTTGTCTCTCTCGATGTATTCTATCGCGATTTCTTGCGTTTTCTATTTCGGATTTGTTTGTATTTAGTATAGCTCCAGTACGACTGTCTCGTACCAAATTACTATGCCCTTCTACTTTTAAATGTTTATTCATAAGATTTAGTGTTGCGCCACATCGGTACCATGAGTAGAATCGCTGCCTGTACTATCCCCGCTACCACCTGCGCCTGAAGTTTCAGAACTGGTTCCGGAACTTTGCGCTGGAGTCAACTCTCTAGAGATGCGATGGTAGAATATAGCGATGCCTGGATTGCTTTGATCTAATTCTTCTAGAGCGCCCTTGAAATAGGTATATCCATCATTGGCGTCAATAGAAACGATCTGCGTATCATCCAAACCTTGTGTTTGACTTGTGTCATAAGGTTTATAGATACCGTCCCAGTAAATTGAAGCGATATTATATTCTGTCCCTTGATCTACTACCTGAGCGATAGAGAAGTAATATTGCGGAGATGACCTTGAATAGAAGTCTGGTTCAGGTTCTGGCTCCGGTTCTGGCTCCGGTTCTGGCTCTGGTTGTGGTTCAGGTTCTGGTTCCGGTTGTGGTTCAGGTTCTGGTTCTGGTTCCGGTTCTGGTTGTGGTTCTGGTTCAGGACTTGGTGCCGGAGCCGGTGCAGGATTCAAATCGAGATCTACTGGAACACCAAACTTTTGTAGACCACTTGCAGTAATTAATGAAAGTGCACGGAGGTCGGTGATCATCGGAGACTTAGATGAATTATCAGATGTCATAACGATCATGACTTGGAAAACAGTGAACGGATCTGCGTCTAGAGTATACTCGTAATCTCGGAAGATATCTGGATTCTCATCTGTAGGCATCGGCGTGTCGATTTCGATCAACGACCACCCCGCTTCTGAGAACTCATTTTCATCCAGAGAAGTTTTCGCATAAACTTTGAAACCTGCGCCTCTTGCGCGGTTGGCGGCAAAAATGATCTTTAGACCTTCTGACAGTTCATCAATAATCACAGGCGTCGTGATGTGCTGAGTTGCGTTTGAGTTATCAATAACGTTCTCTAGGGCAACAACCGAAACACGCTGTAGGTCAATCACAGGGGATACTTTAGGATCGCCTGTTGTCATACCTAACTTAAACTTTAATGTCTTTTCTGATGAGTTTTCCGATGTGGCAACTACATTTGGTTTAGTGTTGACATTTAAATCATTTAGTGATACACTCTGTACTTTAGATACAGGTGGGTCTTGGGTATAGGAATGCCGTTGATATGCACGACTGCCTCCATAAGAACCCGCCAACGATTTGATTACTGTAGGCTGAATACTTGTGGAGTTAGGAGAGAATGATTGTACTTGAGGAATGTACTGATCATAAACAACCTGTTGAGTTGCAGTGACGTTGTTACCACCACCTTGAGCGGAACTGTTTGCGGATACGGATGTCGTGATAGTATACCCTTGCCACCCAGCATCTTCCACAACAAACGAACCGTTCAACGAAGAAGCTGAAATGCCACCCACATCACTAGAAACGTCGGAGAAAGTAACAAAGTCTCCAGCACTGAATCCATGTCCCTGATGCTGTACTTTGACTTTATTTGAATTCGCAGTAGTTTCGAACGGACTCTGAATTAAAGTGACCTTTGGTAGTTCTGCGTTCTCTAGGTGCAGCACACCCGAAGCGTCAAATTCAGCGCGATCTAATTCAAACATCAAATCCTTTGTTTGGTCTGGAGTCCATGTAGAACCATTTTGCGACATGAACAAAGAACCCAACGTAGGTTGGCGCGAAACTCGTTTCTCACGTGAAGGTCCGATGACAAATTCATAAGTCTGTGCTGTGTAGACATTATATTCTACTGATTCTGCAAGAAGCACTATAGCATATTCTTCGCCTGGTGTCAAGTAAATCGGTTCTTCAAATGTGATTTCAGTCGGAGATTCTTTAACTTCTTCGATATCTGTATTTTCTGTTAACGGGACTACATTGATATTCGATGGATCAACAAACGTTGATGAGCCTGGTAGAACTCGATTAGTAGGTACTCCATTTTCTACTGGTCTAATTTGGACCTGCATAGGGATGACAGAGTCTTTACTCTCTACAAAGACTCGTGCTTTCGTTAAGAAAATTCCATTAGGGTTTTCTACTTGATCAACGAAGAATGTCTGTGCAAGAGGATCGCGCCAGTAAGTTGTTTCTACGACACGCGTTGTACGCATGGTGCGTTGTATGGTTTCAATTGTACCAACTGAAGTGTATCCTGCACGACTGACTGCCGTAGAGTCTTCTTCGTTGTTTACACTGATATCAAGCAACTTAAATTCTTGACGTCCTGTACGGAAGCTAATCTCTGGTGTATTAGGTAAGAAGAACGAACCGATCAACTCACCTTTATCGTCGGTCACTAGAGAACCTTTACCGCCCAACTCTGAAGGATATTCTGTCGCGTTAGCATACTGATTTCCATATTCAGTAGGGTCGTCAGAGAAGTTGACGTAGGTAGACTCTGGTCGCACCCAATCATTTACGTCTTTGTTGCCGAAGAATGCCCACATAGGACTGTTAGGTCTCAACCCTTGAACCCTAAATGAAATTTTGCGTGAACGCATGAACGGAATAATTTCTACGTCTAAGATGCGTTCACCAATAAATTCTTGAATCGTCTTTGATGTGACTTTCGATCTAATTTTATTATTAGGCCGAGAGAAGAAAGTAGGCAAGTATGTTGTGATACGACGTACAACATTCTGCATAATATCTGGAAGTCGTTTCGTCTCTACCCATTCGTCAGAAGACGGAGATAATGTCATGAATCCATTTTGAGTAATTACTGCGAACGGGTTGATGTTGTCTGTTCCGGTCGCTAACAATTGAGAAACTATATTCACATCCGAATGTGGTAGGGTAATAAGGTCTCCTTTCTTAGAGACTTTATTATTCAAGTCAGTCGCATCATACCTTAATCGTACAGAATTTTCAACAAATGACGGTCTTAATAGTCCGTCTGGATCTACCGATGCGCGGTATGCTGGATTATGTACGTCAGAATAGTTTAATGTGCTGAAGTTGTCTGCGATGAAACCTGCCTTAGTACGAGGGTTTCCGTTTGCATCTAATACCTGTAAGACGTTTGTATTAGTCTCAAGGAAGCTTAGCGCAGTCAATTCATATAGAGTCTCTACACGATCAGATAACTTAGAGATATCTTTCATCGTGAATCGACGGTTAGGAATGAATGTACTTACGACATCTGAACGGTCAAATGTATATGCGTTCAAGGTAAACTTGTATAATGGTAGTGATCCTGCGGGAATTTCTGGTTCGCGAGGGTCGATATCAGACTGACCTTGTATAACTTGTAACTCACCAAACCCGATGTCTCCACGACTGTCTGTAGCGTTCACTACAAGAATATCCGTACGCGGTAGGTAGTAATCGACTTCATCAACTATAATTGAGGAGGCGTTCTGCGGTAGCTCGGAAATACTAAAGTTACCATTCGAGAGACGGTCTGGTCTGAAATCTATCACGTCACGTAAAGAGATTGTCTCTCCACTGCTAATTGTGGTATGTGAAGGAATGTCTTCATATTCTAGTCCAGTGTATGAGCTCGCAGCAAAGAATTTGCCACCATCTATACGTTCGTAGTACTCAAAAGAAATTTCTATTGATACGCCAGTTCCGTGTGGGATAGTGTATCCTTCTTTTACAAAAGCTTTTGCGATATCATAATAGTTGTCTCGTTGACCGCCATCTAAATCAAACTGAAATGTGATGTCTGTAGTTGTACCGCCGGCGGTTAGTTGAACAGATGTTATTGAAATCGCGTCGACAATTGACAAAGAAATATGCGTTGTTTCTTGAGTCACATTTATTATTTTCGATCCCGTAGTGACTTTTTTTGTTTTAGGGGAGATAGACTCTTGCTTAAAGTATGCGATCGCATACATCTTATTGTCGTCTAATCCGGAATACGTTGATGTATTATCAGAATTTTCTGTAGGGGTGATTTGAAGAATTGGTCCGTTTACTTCTGAAATTATCCAACTAGAAGATTCAACACCTTCAGTAGTAATTATCCCGCCAACTGGCTGTTCTGTTTTAAATTTTTGTGATGTATAAGAAGCGGATTGAATACTGTTTTGTTCCGGAGATTTATATGGCAATGCGAATAACAGGTCGTTATTAGATGTTCCATATAGTGTGGTGTCAAATGTAAGAGGCGTTTGATCTGAATCTGTATCGAAAGATAAAGGTCTTAGTGGGATATCATTCCCAAATTCATCCTCTAGGTAACGTACACTTGAGAACGGGAATCGGACATTAGTTACGACAGTCTGACCGTCGCTGTCAGTATACTCAATTTTTGACATATTAATGTCAAAGATATACAAACGGTATCCAACGCCATCTCGTTGAACGCCTCTAACATGAGCAGAACCCAAGACTTGAGAAACACCTTGATAAACTCCAAATAGATTAACTAGACCGAACGTGTTTAATTGACCAAACCCTTGAGTACGGTCTGGGTCGATATAGATCCAGTTACCATATACAGCAGGCACCGACTCTAGAGTCTGTGTTCGCGTCTCACGCGCTTTCGGTACGGTGATGTCAGTAGTACCCACCTCTAAACGATATCCGTCTACGTACGCGACACCCTCTGTAACGTCTAAGTTTAGGCTTGTTTCGTCATCCATATCTTCAAAGATTGCTCTGAACTCTTCTACAACATAGTCACCAGATTCTTCTTTGGTGCGTAGAGCTAGTAAGTCGTTGACTCGATTGTAGGCGTCGAACGTGCTGATTTCGCGGGTAATGACACCGTTAACGATACGGGCAACGAATACAAAGTTATCTTCTCCCGCCTGTTCACGCGAAGACGGAATTAGTTTAATCTGATAACGATGTGCGCCTGGGGCGGTTTTATCAGGGATTTCTCCCTGATTATCATACAACTTTTCGTCTTCGCCCTCGGTGATTATTTTCTGTTCAATTTTAAAGCCAAAGTCTACTGTAGGAGTGCCACTATACTTGTCAATAAAAACGCTTTCGGCCGATAAGTAAACAAAATGACCTTGTACAAAGAAATCGCCCGATGAAAAATGTGCTTTAGTTGCCTTTCCAGAAGCAAAAATAACTGAGTCCGAGCCGTCGGGTCCAGTAACGGTCGTATCCGGACCCACGACCATATTAACCCCACCAACCCCATCAGCGAAAGAAAGAATATCTGTCGCATCAACACGGGGCGATTTAGTAGTGTTGGTTACACCTAGAGTGTTTGTGTATTGTACATATAACGTTGCCGGTTCGCCATAAGGGACCAGTTCGCTAGGGGAAACAGGAGCATGTATCTCTAGAATTTTAAATTCTATTTCTCCATTAGTCAACACGTCACCAACGGAAGCGCTTGTAATGTCGCTACTAGGCGTCAACCTGATGTATTCTAGGTTATTGTCAACAGTCGCACCGCCTGGATTGACCATCGCACCTTCTTTGAAGATGTTCTGACCAAATCGCGCAATCTCTTTTTGAATGATTGTTTGTTGTTCGATTAGTTCACGAGCTTGAAGTGCACGACCGGAGTTGTATAGAACACGATAGTAACCGTCATTCGCGTCATAGAAATCGCGGTATGTTTCTCTGAACGTCTTGTTTGTAAAATCTATCATGATATGCCTTATACAGTAATAACTATCTTAATGTCTTCTTGTTGTTCTTCGTCACGTCGAATACGCGCACGGTTCTCAATATATAGAACGTCGCCATATGAACGATCGATGACGTTCTTAAGGTTTAGATCAGAAATCTCGCCAGTCAAAACAACACCAACCTGCGTAACAGCTTCACCGATCTGGAACAGTTCGAATCCAGTAGATAGATTCTGGTGATAGAACACTTCCGCACCTACGCTATCATCAACGTATGCACGTGCGCCAGATTGTGCACCTACGATCTCTTTACCTTTCTCGAAAGGAGAGTCATTCACTAATACCATAGAAGGCAAAACCTTTGCCGATGTATTAGTGTATGGCGTGGTGGTATCTG